TCTGCATAAACTTCTGTAACACGCCAATATGCAACACCGTAAAATATAAGACTATCGACAGTCCACGAGATAGTGACGGATCGTGGCTGTCGAATATCTGGCTGCTCGCACCAGAGTGGCTTCGCTAATTCTTCGCCTGTAGATTTTCTATACAGCTCTAATGGTAAATATCCTATAACACCTTTAATTAAATTAGCGCATCTATTAACAGCTGGTACTTGTGTTGCAAGTGTGCGATCCATAGGACCTGCACCAAATGTGTTATATCCAAAACCAATTAGACTGTCGCCCATAACGGCAGGGGCGTATTGCGCTTGTAGATTTTCTTTTTTATTATTTATACCTAAAGCAGACAATAGACCCATATGTATACTTTATAGCATAAAACGTACTAATAGTGCAAATTAGACAAAGATTTGCGCAGTTTGTTGTGGGCGTGTCAACTGGCTTACCACCATGGCTAGGGATATAGCAGCTGTAACGTCGCCTGCAGATTTACGCCTAATAATGCGCCAGCCAGCATCGCTAGTCTTAGCAGCACAGTTATTTAGGTGTTGGACTAGATCTGCCTGACCACTATGCACCATTCTGCCGTTAGCCATAGCATCTGATAGATCTGAGCATGCCTGGTAAAACGCTTGACCTGATACATCTTGCATACGCCATCCGCTTTGCTCTAATCGTGTTGCTATTGACTGTGTTGCATACTTGTCAAAACAAATAATATGTGGGTGATACTTTTTAGCCCACTCATTTATATCGCTAGACATTTTTATCTCATCTATTGCAATATCACTATGCCAAAGTTGTGCAAGTCCCACGGCTATTTTATCGTCTTTTATTTGACCCATAATTAACGCACCTGATCTTCTTGTAGGTGCAATATCAAAGGCCATTATAGTCATTGGCCCGACAGGAATCTCTAGCGTACTGTCACTGCATGCTTCTATACTGCCATAGACCCAGGGGCTTACTGTTGAATCTACCCACATACAAAGCATCTCAGTCTTTGTAGCTTCTATGCTGTTGGTGCTAACGCTCTCTTCAAGTGTTTGTTCTGTTATTAAATGTCCTAGTGCTGGATTAGCCATAGCCCACGCTTTGCGGTCATGTATCTTAGAATGTTGCGGTGCGCTGTATTCATAAAATCCTAAATTATCTGGTGGGTAAGATAAACAACGTTCTCTTAGATCATTAAGCACCGTACTAAATCCATCACCTGCGTTACTTGTCATAAGTGTCATAGCATTAGGTCGTGCCCTAGTTACTGGTAATGCAGCTGTAAACGATTCTGGTGACCATTCACGTAACTCATCTATGTAGAGAAAATCTGCAGTCTTACCACGTGGTGCATCTCTTGTAGCTGCTGCTATCTCATAACGTGCGCCATTAAGTAAAGTAATAGATTCTTGACCATTAGCCAAGCGGATCTGCCTTACTTGCTTTTTTAAAAACTCGTTATCTTCTATTGTGTATGCAACCTGCCTAAATGTATCTAATGCCATATTTCGGTTAGATGACATGCCTAGGACATTTTTAGATTGCCATAAAAATAAATGTGAAAGTATAAGCATGCGAGCAAGGTGTGTCTTACCATTTTGACGAGCTACTAATATAAGAGCTGTCTTTTTACGCCAATTATCTGCATCATCTACAGCTAGTAAATCATCTAATACCCAGCGTTGCCATGGGATGAGTGGTAGCCCTATCTTCTCGGCTAGATCTGCAACTTCTTGTGATTTAGATGGACCAGTCAATAAAGGCGTGTGAATTCTAGGCTCAGTGCTGCCAATTAGCCCGACCCCTCGTGGCGTCTGTTTTAGTTCGGTATCACTTTGCATCGAAGTCAAGGGTATCAGGTTTAATAAATGGTGAGTCTGGCATTGTTCGGACCGTCTCAGGGAGAGAACGTTGTGAAAAGACAGGGGGGGTCGCCTTGTGGCTAAAAAAACGACCACCTTTAGAGCTGTTACATGACTTGCACAGTACTTGTAAGTTATCGCTAGCCCACATGTCGCCACCTTTTACACGTGGAATGATGTGATCTACTGTGTCACCTGGCTTGCCACACTGCACACACTGCCAACCATCTCGGTCAAGTATAGTAATGCGTAGCTTCTTCCACTTGCCTGTGCTTATTGCTTTTCTACTCAATACCAGCCCTTAATCTTATGATGTGCTAGTGCATTACAAGGATTAGAATAGCGTGCGGCTATGTACTTTAGTTGCCAATCTATCTGCTTATATCCATCTACTCTTGCTAAATATTTAGATCTACCTTGTGGTATGCCGTAATGACTACCATTCTTAGCCTTAGGATTCCATCTAGATTCTTTGTAGTTCAACTCATCTAAACAGTAGAACTGATCTATATCATTAAGCTGTATAAATGCCCATTGACGGTAATGGTTTGTTCTATCTTGTGCAACGGAATAATCTTTTAAAAAGCAACTGATAAATGCAATTAGCATAAAGGTCGCCCAAACTCTGCGCCTTCCGAGTCTAGCCTTTGGCGACTCAGCTTTTCGATTTAAGATCGAACGCTTCTTTAGGGTACACCCTGTGTCAAGGCTAATTAACATAACCGCAGGTCAGACGGCAAGTCATAATGCGTAGATCATCCGTTTCTAACCAAGTCTCTGCATAGCCAGCATCCATTATTGACCACCCCAACCACTACCTTTAAACACAATACCTGGTGCTGAGTAAATGCGATTCATTATGGTCATGCATTTAGGGCATTCCATGATAGGCAGATTATCTAAGTAAGAGCTGCTAGTAGATCCATATGTGCCACACTCTGCACAGCTGTATTCATAGGTAGGCATTACTTAGCCCCTATCAATGCACAAGTGTGGCAACCACTACCTAGGAATTGCCAGCCACCACACTGCTTGCATCTATCTAAATTACTGTCTGGTATATGCAACGCTTCTGCGATGTTTTTTACCCCAACGCAACCGCAGTCCATACACTGATAAGCCTTAAATCCTTCAGGCGTATCTAACTGCTCAAGCCATAAGAACTCGGTCTTACGATCACAGCCATTACACTTAAACTTTGTGTACATGTGATAAAATCCCCTTTCTTATTGCCTGCAGTGGCACTGAGAACAAACCAAATACTGACCATCATGTAATAACCTGTCATCATTACACGATACGCATCTATCTGCACTTAGGTTTAGGCTTTCTTTATCATTTTCCATGCGTAATGTAAAGCCTGAACCATTTAATACTTCAATATATCCCATTTAATCCTCCTCTCTGAAGAACCAACTGCCATTAGCAGCTGTAACTGCCCATTTAGCATCACACTGTTCACCTTTAGGTGCGCTGCATACATAACCATGATAAGGCTTGCCAGTTTTAGCTGTGCCTTCTTTCAGAATCATTACGCCATGTGCGCATTCTTGTGGTTTAGGTTTGCTCGATAAGGCTTCGGCAACATCGCCGATTGACCACTGGACTGCATCGCTTGATGGCTTAACATCATCTGCAAACGACTTTCTGAGTGCCATTTCAATAACCTGCGAATTGCCACTTCTGCCATATACGTTTTTAATTGGCTGATCATTTACTTTCCTCATCTCATCCTTTGTAGCTGTTTTATCTGTTGCTTTTAGCAGTGCTAAGCACCTTCCGTAGCTACTCGTAATCACATCCTCGGCAAAAAAGCGTTGCATGTGTTTAGGGTATTCACTTTGTAACCCACGAGCTATGTTCATAACGGCTGGGCTTGTATCGTTGTTATCTCTATAAACACCAGTAGTGGCTATAAATAACTCATCAATACGATTACCATCTTTATCTTTAATAACTTCAATGTATTTATCTAAAATGCGCATAGAGCCCATAGGATAATTACCCTGAAACCATTTGTTTAATGTTGCACAGTCCTCGTAATTACTCAAATCAATTGCCATTATCTACTCCAAAATCATTCTCGTATTGGTCGTGCAGCTCTGAATATATTGCCGCGTAACCAATGATGTCTTTAACACTATCTTTGTGATTTGGAGTTTCTGAGAGCCTTGAGACTTTGACGAGCAACTGCATGAGGCTAACTTGCATAGGCGATATGTAACTTCCATAATAAGCAGACCACAGCTCGCTGATCCGTTCGTGATTGCTTCGACTGCTTCCGTAAACAGATCCTCTTGCGGATAAGATTGCTGCGCATTCATCTAAAAGCTCAGTTCTGCTTGTCATAATCAAATACAGATTGTGATTTTAACTTGCGGACTTTTTCATAATGTTCATTAGCTGCTCGCCACCCAGCTGCTCTGCCTGACCAAAAACCTCGATCAAAGGATTGTGACATTATTTTTGTTATTACATACCAACCAATAAAATAACCCAGGATGCTATAAATAACCAGCCAGGGTGCTGTTGTCTCTATCATGTAGCCCTACTTCCAACCACTACTACGCTTCGTGGCATAGCAATAGTGTCGCACGTGTGTACGACTTTGTGGATTATTCAGGGCGTAGTTTGTATAACGATTAGGTAACGATGTTACCCGTAATACCGCCCTAGAGCTGTAAATGAGCCATCCTTATTGATCGGCACTAACGTGGGTGTTAGCG